AACATGAACCAAGTAACAACTAAAAAAGAAGGAGCATTAGCTACAGTAAATTTTGAAGCTGATGCACAACAAGGAGCTCAAAATATATCGCAAGAAGATCTTGCGTTACCATTCTTAAAAATTTTGGGTCAACTATCTCCAGAGGTAAACAAAAGAGATGGTAAATATGTCGAGGGCGCAGAGCCTGGCAAAATAATCAACACAGTAACAAATGAATTGTTTGATACAATAGAAGTTGTACCTTGTCATTACAAAAGACAATACATTGAATGGCAAGACAGAGGTACCAGTACTGGTGCACCTGTTGCAATTCATGATGCAGACAGTGATATTGTTAGTCAAACCACTAGAGGTAAAGACTACAAAGATAGATTACCAAATGGTAACTATCTTGATAATACTGCAAGTCATTTTGTACTTGTAGTAGGTGATAGCCCAGAATCTGCATTGATTTCTATGAAGTCTACTCAANNACTATCTACAGTTCAAATGTCTAATGACAAAGGAACTTGGTTTGGTTGGGATGTTTCTAAAGTTGGTCCTGTCAAAGATAAATCTATCTATGATATGGCTAAAAGCTTTGCAGTTAGTGTTGGTAAAGGCGAAGTAGAAGCTAAACCTGAAACTAAAGAAGCTAAAAAAGAATTTAGTTTATAATTTCCTGCAGGATTGGGCGGAGAAGCGAGAGTGGACACCGCCCACTCTTAATATAATAAAAAATATAAAATGAATAAAGAACCTATAAATTATATAGATTGGTTAGAGTTGGGAAGGGTAATTATACCCTGTCTCAAGGGTACTCCTAAGGTTAAAAAATATACCGACCCAGATTTTAAAATAGAGAAAGATATATGGAAGAGGGACCACGAAAAAGCAGAAATAGCATTAAGATTAGATCATGATGTTGATTTAGATATAGATAACGAATTTGTAAAAAAATTTATTCAATACTACATTAAAGATTGTGGTGCAATTTTTGGAAGAGAAGGAAATCCAACAAGTCATTATCTTTGGACTAACAGAAATCAAATACCATTTAAACAATTTAAATTACCAGAAGAGTTTCAAAAAGACTATGATGCTTTTCCACATGGTTCAATGATATGTGAATTACGTACTGAGAAAAAAAGATATACTATAGTTCCAGGTTCTTTACATAGTAAATCAAAAACAAATGTAAGATGGGAAAAGTTTGAAGAAATAAGAGAATACCAAGGAAACTTATCCATAGATGTAGGTAAAGTTGCTTTGTCTGCAGCGTTAACAATTATATATCCTAGTACAGGAGCTAGAGATGAATACTGCACTGCGATTGCAGGAATATTAGTTAAGCATACAGACTGGACTGACAATGAAATAGATAATTTTGTATCTCGAATCGCGGAACATGCAGACGATAATGATTTTAAAGAAAGATCAAAAAAAGGAACTTCAAGTAGAAGCACAGCTAAAAAGTTTGGGATAAATAAAATTCATGAAATTACAGGTTATAGTCATAAAAGCATAACAAGTTTATTTAATTGGATAGGTTTATTTAAAGACGTATCTTTACAGGTATCAAAAGATACTATTGAAAAAATAGAAGAATATGGAGCAAACAGATATTACGTACATTTAAATGTGCCAGAAAAAAATGTGGATGGAATTGGTTTAAAAACAGTTAAGAAAAAAATTTGGATTGATGGTGAATCACTTATGAATTTAAAATTGTTTTGTGACATTGCTATGAGTCAAGCAAAGGTATGGATACCTAGAATGACACCAAAAGAATTTGAAGAAATAATGATGGCTAAATTTTACAACAGAGAACAGTCAAAAGAATATGTAAAAGAAGCAGAAGAAGATTCTAGATTTAAAATGTTTTTTTTAGATTATTTAGATACGAAAGGTGTTTATACAGACAAGGAACAATTAGCTGTTTATAAATTACCTTATTATAATAAAGAAAAACAAAGAATAGAATTTGATCTAAACAATTTTGAAAAAGAATTAATAAAAAATAGAGTTAGTTTAAAAAGACAAGATCTTGTTCACAAAGTTCAAACTATTTTAAATGGTAAAAAAGATAAAGGTAAATACAAAGAAAAATCTTGTGTTGCCTGGGTAATAAATGGAGAAAAAATAGAAGATAATAAATTAATATGGGAAGGAGAAGCTGTCTATATTGGAGACAGTGCAGGTGATGAATAGTTTAAAAATTCCAAATTTTATTCCAGGTCCTCCTGGTACAGGTAAAACTCACAAATGGTTAAAAAACAAATATGCTGGTTTTTTAAAAAAATATCCTTGGGATAGAATTGTAATTTTATCTCACACAAACACAGCAGCTGATGAAATTGTAAAAGCTGTAAAAAAAGTAAATAAAGAAACAGGTTTACCAGACATACCAGAAATAGCGCATATAGCAGACACAAATTTACAAGATCAAATATGTACTATTCACTCTTATTTTAAAGGAGAATATTTAAATATAAAAAAATATGAACGCGAAGATCACGTAGCTTTTTGTAAAAATAATTCAGGGATGAATATTGTAAAAAAAAGCACTCCTTGGGACAAACATCCTCTTTATGAGTTTATTTCTCACGCTCATGGTAAAGGTTATGACTTAGCTTCTGAAGAAGAACTTGAAAAATTTTGGGCTCTTTGTGATAGGTCTCGTTATCAAAACTACCGTTTTCAAGGAGAAGGCGGACTTTTAAAGTTGAAGAAAAAATATGATGAGTACAGGAATAATGAAGAACGTAAAAGAATATCTTTTGTAGACATGATAGATAATTTTAGATTTAAAGCAGCAATACCTGCTGATATAGACGTTTTGATAGTAGATGAAGCTCAAGACTGTAGCAAACCTCAAATAGCTGCTTTACAAAAAGCAGCCACATATGCAAAAGAATTTATTTTTATAGGTGATGCCGATCAAACTATTCACGAATACGCAGGATCAGACCCTGAATACTTTTATCAATTAGCTAACACAGAACAAGCAAAGGCCAATGAACTTACTGAAGGTTTAAGATGTGGACAAACTATTAACAAAATATGTAGAAATATTATTGCACCTGTATGGGAAAAAAAGGGTAGACTTGCAGAAAGAACTTGGACTCCAACCGATGTTGTTGGAAAATCATATTATATACCTGGATTAAATCAAGGATGTAAAGCAAAAGATGTTTTAATTAATAAAATTTTAAACACAGACGAAACATTTTTATTTACATATAGAGGCAACCCTACTCATAAAGATATAAATGAATTTTTACAAAATAATGGAATAGATTATAAAATGGTATCAGGCAGCGCTCATGTATCTAGAGAACATTTTAGTTGTTTTAAAAATTGGAAAATTTTTATGAATGATAAAGTTTCTAAACAACAGATAAAAGAATACTGGAAGTTGATGGGATCAAAAGTAAAAGTTAATGGTTTAGGTGATGTTGATAAACTTAAACCTTTAATTGATAGAGATTATAATGTTCAGGAACTTATAGATACAGGTTATTTAAAACCAGAAGTAAAACAATTTGAAAAATTTTCTCAACTTTTAAACCATGAAGTTCTTTCTAAAAATGAAAAATTAATTAATAAAATACCTTACATCAATCATGTTTTAAATAATGGTATGGACACAACTAAAAAACCAAGAGTACAACACGATACAATACATAAAGTTAAAGGATTAACTTTTGATAATGTAATAGTAGATTTATCAACATACTATCCAGAAAGTAAAGGCTTTGAATCAACAAGACTAGCTTATGTTGCTTATAGTAGAGGTAGAATAGATTGTTGGACTATAGGATCTTCTGGCACTTATTCTTTAGCAAAAATACAAAAAAATTGGAGAGAAATTTTAGAACTTTAAAGGAGAAAACATGACAGAAGAAGAATTTTTTCGTTTTATTAAAAGAATGGAGAGAGAAGTGTATGGAGATGAAAAGGAAGAAGAAGATGACAGATAAAAGTATATTTAAAGGAATGGGTTATAAATCACTAGACAAGCAGCACGGCGGGAATCACTACAAACAATTTAGCATACAACCTGCAGAGTTTATAAATGAAAATAAATTTTTATTTGCAGAAGGTAACGCTATAAAGTATATTTGTAGGCATTCTATGAAAGGAAAAGAAGAAGATATTAAGAAAGCAATAC